AATAAGTACAACTGTAATTGAGCTATATAAGGATGAAGCTTTATCAGAAAATGTTACGTCATCTGATATTGGGAAAACGTGGGATGAAGGCGGATGGATTCGAAGAATTGGAGTAAAAGGCGCAAAAGTAATCGCAAAAGTTTCAAATACTGAGGCAATACTTGATAGAAGCTTTTCTTCGGCCCTGACTTCTTCGAATGCTTATTATGTAAGAAACTTCCAGCCAGATTTTAAAGATGATGCAGTATTTGGCAGAGTTCGTTGGAACTCTACAAATGAGCAAACTCTAGTCAATAGTTTTTCTGTAGACTCGTTTATACAGTTAGATCCAAGTCTTACCTCCGGTAAAGCCGTTTTAGTAACACCGAGTTTGGAAACAATTCGATACGAAACTAATGACGATGGCACTACAGTTACTCAGACTTCAGAGTTTGAGTCTTTGACTGCAACTGTAACTGGGCTTGGATTTATAAAACCTCAATTTCGTTTAGTTTCTTATCAAGTTAATGGAAACGATACTACAGTTTTAAATGAGACAATATCTACAAATTTTGCAGAGCCTGATGAAGTTGGTGGGTTCTCAAAAGAATTCACAATTAATAATGATAATGATGTAGACTATGGAACAGGAGCAGATGCTGGTGCTCCTATCATAATAAAAGCAGAAGTTCGAGAAGCAAACAATGTTGGAATTAATGCTTTTGGCAGTGGTGATATTCTAAGAGTTAAAGATGGCGCGGCAGGAACTCAAGGCAGAACGGTAGAATTAACAGCAGAAGATTATACTATTGTATATGATACCGAGGGTGAAAACCCGTCATTTGAAGATACTAGTGGTACGTCTGCTTCTATTACTATTACTTCGACTTCTCGTAATTTTGGCGATAATCCGTTATTCAGAATTACAATAGACAGTAATAATGCACCAACTACTAGTTTTTCTAGCTGGGTTGATGGAACTTCAGGAACTGACAATAGTATATATAGTACTTATATTATTCCTCCTACCGTTAAGCCAAATTATTCAAGCAAAGTAATTCAAGTTCAAGTAGCAGAAAGGCCTGAAAATTGGAACGCTGCTACCCAACAAGGTCAAGATAGTGAAGGAAATGCTATAACTCCGACTGTAGGGGCATCTGATAGTATTTCTATTCTTTATTTGCAGCAAGGCGAAGGCGGTATTGCAATTGCAAACTCTAATTCTGCCCATGCTTACGCAACTAACTCAAATGGAGAGTTTACTGGTAGTACTATTACTGGTTCCGGTACTACAATAGAGGTTTTAATTGGTGGCACTCGAGGAACTTATAGAGGCACAAGTAATGGAACTCTTTCTTCGGGAGGTTTTTCGGGTACTTTAGATCCGGGTGATTGGTATATTGTAAGTGCGGTCTCAAGCACAAGCGAGTTTTCTGCAGGTAATATTACTGCATCAGGTAATATTGCAACAATTGGTGCAGTAAATGTAGATAATACTATTGGCTATGGAGAAGATGTAGAACAGATTACTTGGACTATTCGTGTAGGTACTCGTTCTGGCACTACAATTGATTTAACAACTATTCAAAGTCTCAGTAAGTCCAGAAGAGGCACTGATAGTACTGTAATTGAGCTTACAAATGATGCAGAGACTGTTGGAGGCACTGAAAATCAAGCTTTATCTGGATTATCTCTTTCTACAACAGCTCAAATATTTGCAGGGGTAGCTGATGTTTCATCTTCTTGGGATTTTACTGCTACAGCAGCTACAGGAATTACAGTAAATAGTACAGGTACGGGCACAGATGGAAACATATTTACTGTTACAGCATTAAGTTCATCTTTTACATCTGGAAATGTTGTTATTACTGCTGTAGCAAAGAGCACTGGAGACTATGCAGGTTCTGCAAATAAAACCGCTAATTTTACAATTACAAAAGTTAATAATGGACAAGACGGAGTCTCGTATCGTATTACAACTTCGAATAGTGCCGTTGTATATGATCCAAATGCTGATCCCGTTTCTTGGTCTCCAACCAGCGTTACTTTTAGTGCGTCAAAAATAACTCCGGATGGTGCTACTTCATTTACTTCTGGGTATTGGAAATTAAATAATAGTAACCAAGGTCAAGCTTCTAGTGTGAGTAGTGGTACAATTAGTTTTACTTCTGGAAATATTACTGCGCAGCTATATCTGGATTCTAGCTATACTCAATTGGTTGATACTGAATCTGTGCCTATTATTTCAAAAGGTTTAGACGCAGATGCGTTAACAGTTACCGAAGACACTTCTGTAGCAGGACAAATAACTCTTAACTTTAGCGACGGCACTTCTATAACAATTAATGATGGAGACGATGGCGATACTAAGGGTGTGGTACCTATTTATGCTAGTAACTCTTCGGGAGACAATCAAAGTTATACTCAAGGGTCTTTAGCTTATGTTAATTACTATGAGTATACTAATAGTAAACCTACCCTGCCTGTGTCTAATCTTACTTGGGTTAAATACATAGGAGAAGATGGAGATAGCCAAGGCGTAATACCTATCTATGCAGATAATGCTAGTGGTACAAATGCAACTTTTACGTATTCAAATCAAGAATATGTTAATTTTTATGAATGGACAGGCTCCGCCCCTACTGTAGTGCCTGCAGGACTCACTTATGTAAAATTTGTAGGAGACGATGGAGACGATGGAACCTCTGTTACTGTTACGAGTACAAGTACCTCTAATGGAGTTACTACTGTTAACTTTTCTGATGGTACTTCTATAACTATAACCGATGGAGACGATGGAACTTCAGAAGGTGTATTAGTCGTATATGCTGATGACTCTAGTGGAACAAACAAGTCCACTACAAGAGGCGCAAATCAAAATTATGTACTATATTACGAATGGACAGGAACAAAACCAAGTGTAAGTAGTGTAACTGGAACTTGGGTTCTTTTTGTAGGTGACGATGGCGAAACGCAGGGAGTTATTCCAGTATACTCTTCTGTAGCTAGTCCTACCAGTACTGGACAGCTTTCTTTAACTTATTCAAATCAAGAATACATTACATTTTTTGAGTATACAGGCACAAAACCAACTTCTGTTACTAGTGCAATGGTTAGCCAAACTTATGTTCCTTTTGTAGGTGATGATGGAGCAGATGGAACAGCAGGAGACCCAGGAGACCCAGGCCCTCGATCCGTTTTTGCATATATTTATTATCAAAGTAGCTCTACTTCTGCACCGACCATTCCTGCATTAAGTACTTTTACTCCAAATTTTACAAATGGATCTGTATCCAGTAGTAATTCTAATTGGAGTACAAATACTCCAACTTTTGTTGCCGGAAATACGAATAAGTACTGGTATTTTACATTTACGGCTACAGAGAGTGGTACATATAATAATGGGTATCCAAGTGTTACTAAAAACTCTAGCCCTTCCGCAGGCTCTGGGGCTATTCAAGGAATTGGGTTTACTGGATTAGTAACTTTTTCAAGTACAAATAATATTGATGGATTTAATCCTATAGAATGGATTAATGATAATGGAGCAACTACAGGTACAAGTAATACTACCACTATTGATGGGGGGTTAATTAGAACAAATACAATTATCGCCAATAAGCTAGCTTTTACTCCCGTTACTTCTGTTGCAGGTGTGTCTGGTTCGAGTATTTCTACAGCACAATTAAGTAGTGCAGGATTATCTCTTACTCAGGACTTAGGAAGCTTAGCAAGTCAAGATACTGTAGATCTAGTAAATGATATATCAGGAAATCTACCGACTACAAGCGGTGGAACAGGAAATAGCTATAGTAATCTTACGGCTTTAGCAAATGGAATAGCTGCGACTACTGCGTTCGGAGATTTAGCTTCTCTAGACAGTATTTCTGCTACTAGTAGCTACATTACGGGTCTTGGAGATTTAGCGACTCAAAATGAAGCAAATCTAGATTTTATAGGTCTCTCTTCTACAGTTATACAAGCAGGAAAGATTACTCTTGGCACATCTGGCGTTCTTTTTGACAATGCAGATAGTAGTCACACTGTTGTTCAAAATGCAATTATATTAGATACTTCAGGAAGTGCGAATGCAATTTATATCTATGACGGTAATGCTTTAAGAGTTAAACTAGGAAAGCTATAACCACCAAAAAAATAAAACTTGACATAAAATGTCCCTTTTGTTATAATTTCATCATGGAGAGATTTAAATGAGCGCAGGTACTTATAACTTATTCATTGACCAAGGATCCGATTATGCGATTCAGCTTACTGTAAAGGAAAATGGATCTGCTAAAGATTTAACGGGCTACTCTGCTCGTGCACAGCTGCGCTCAACAAAATCAGCAACCGATGTAACAGCTACTTTTACGTGTACAGTTACAAATGCGTCAGGAGGTATTATAAAAATGGCTCTTGGAAATAGTGTTACAAAAGACATTTCCCCTGGTGTGTATTATTATGATTTGGAGTTACATACAGCAAGTGATGCTTATGTAACTAGAATATTAGAAGGCCAAGCTACTGTCTCTCAAGAGGTTACGCGATAATGGCTATAAGTATTTCAATAGCTCCTTATGTTACCTCCGTTGATGTATCTCAAGAGGCAACAAGAGTAGTTGAAGTTTCTGCAACTATTCCTACTCTTTCTATAAGTTCTGGAGGCGGTAGTGCATCTTCAATAACTGTAACACCTTACAACACAATTTCATCAACAAACCTGCAAGACGCTTTAGAAGAGCTTGCAGATCAAAGTTTTCGTAGCAATAGTGCCCCAACTACAAATGTAGAAGAGGGTGATACTTGGTACGACACGCTAAACGATATTTTTTATGTCTATCGCACTTTAAATGGTACCTTGGATTGGCACCCTTTACTTGCAACTGCCGATGAAGGTAGATTAGACGGAGGAGCCTTTTAAAGGCTACTGGAGACTCTTAAATGGCTCAAGTAATTCAAATTAAGCGCAGTACAACTAGCGCTGCCCCGAGCAGTAGTCTAGCCGCAGGCGAACCCGCATACTCAAGTAATTCCGATAAGCTTTTTCTCGGACATCCTGATGGGACTACTGGTAACATCGTAATCGGTGGAAAGCTGTATGTCGATATGCTCGATCATACTGCGGGTACTCTTACTGCAGACAGTGCTCTTGTCGTTGATTCAAGCAGCAAAATCGATGTATTGAATGTAGACAATATTACTCTTGATGGTAATGCAATTACATCTACTGATACAAATGGAAATCTTACTCTTACTCCAAACGGTACGGGAGATCTTGTACTTGATGGTCTTAACTGGCCTCAAGCTGATGGTACTGCAGGACAGTATCTAAAAACAGATGGCTCTGGACAGCTTTCTTGGGATACTGTAACTACTTCATTTACTATCTCAGACGGCACAAACTCAGATACATTTAGTACGGGAGGCACTCTCAGCTTTACAGCGGGTACAGGAATCTCAATTACTGTAAGTGATGATGAAGTTACAATTGCTTCTTCTGATACTTCAACTCCTGTAACTTTAAATGCTGCTGTAACAGATGTTCTGTCTCTTAGCGGACAAGAAATTTCAGCAGTAGATAATGGTTCTGATGCTCTTATCGGCTGGGACGATTCAGCAGGTACTCTTACTTATTTGTCCGCTGCGGATGTTCGAACAGCAATCGGTGTAGATGCTTCAGGCACTGACAACTCTACAGATGTAACTCTTACTGGATCATATGACTATTTAACTATCAGTGGTCAAGCAATCACATTAGGTCAAATTGATCTTACTACTGATGTAACTGGTGCTCTGCCAAATGCAAATCTTGCAAATTCTTCAGTAACTCTTGGCTCTACTTCAGTATCTCTTGGGGATACTGCAGCAAGTCTTGCAGGTCTTACAAATGTAACTGCTACAGGTACGATTACTGGCGGTACAATTACTGATGGTACAGCTTCTCTTTCAAGCGGTTCGATAACGAGTGCTGTTAATGGCACATTCAGCGGTACTGTAACAGGCGGTACAATTACTGATGGCACTGCATCCTTTACAAGCGGTGCTTTGACTGGCGCTACAACAGGTGCTTTCTCAAGTGATGTAACTATCGGCGGTAATCTAACGGTAAGTGGTACTACAACTACAATTAACTCAGAGACTCTCACTATTGATGACAATATTATTGTTCTTAATAATAATGTTACCGGTACTCCTACTGAAAACGCCGGTATTGAAGTTGAGAGGGGCACAGCTACAAATGTATACTTCCGTTGGAATGAGACTTCAGATAAGTGGCAGTTCAGCGATAGCTCTGGCTCTGCAGAAAATGTTTTAAGTGCTACAAACTTTGAAACTGAGGTTCCAACTCTGGAAGGCGGCACTTTCTAATTAAATAAAAAACCCTCGCGTATATACGCAATTTAAAGAGGAAGCCATATGGCACAAACGATCAAATTAAAGCGCTCGGCTACGTCGGGCGCTGCTCCCAGCACATCTGATTTAGCACTTGGCGAAGTTGCAATCAATACTTATGATGGTAAAATGTACATCAAAAAAAGTGTTGGTGGTACAGAAAGCATAGTAGAAATTGGTGCTGGACTTACTGTCGGGGATCCTACAAAACTAGATACAATTACTGCTGTAAATGGGCAAGCAGCTTATTCTATGACTGTAAATAGCTCTTCCTATACTCCCACGCATATAAATGCTATGATTGTTTCTCTTAATGGCGTAACGCAAGAACCTGGAAACTCTTTTACAATATCAGGATCTACAATTACATTCAGTCCTGCCTTAGCAACCGGCGATGTAATAGATTATATTGTTGATATGGGAAGAACAGTAAATATTGCATCAGCAGGATATGCGACAGTAGATGATGCGACAGCTTTAGCAATCGCTTTAGGATAATATTATGGCAAATACTTTTAAAAATGCTTTTTCAGCAGATGTAAGTAACAGTTCTTATGCTGATGTCTATACAGTGCCTTCTTCAACTACGACTGTAATACTAGGATTGAATATATGCAATAAAACAGCAAATGCTGTAACGGTAAAAGTTCAACTTCAAGACACATCAGCATCTTCTGCAACTTTTCAAATTATGGAAGATGTTTCTATACCTGCAAATACTTCTCTTGAAGTCATGACAGGACAAAAATATATATTAGAGGCAACTGACGTCTTAAGAGTACAAGCAGGTACTGCATCTGCTATAGATGTTACTCTTGGTGTGATGGAGATAACATAATGCCTTCTTTTATTGGAATACAGCCTGCAAGTATAAAACTTTATGCTACAATAGATGATTTACCTTTAAGTGGTATTCCAGAAGGGACACAAGCTCTTGTTGATTCTACAAATAAACTTTATATTTTTACCGACGCTGGATGGTATAATATTGCATTAATTAATCAGACTCCTTCGATAAGTGGAGTTGAGTCCTCTTATACACTTGAAAGTGGCGCGAATACAACTGTAACTATTACTGCTACTGATCCTGAAGGGTTCCCCCTCACTTATAGTATTGCATCTGATACTTCGGGAAGTATTGCTACAGTTACTCAGGGTACCGGAGCAAATAGTAATGTTTTTACTATTGCAGCGTCAACTAGCAGTGCAGGAGCATTTACTTTAACGTTTAGAGCAAGTGATGGAACAAATGTTGCAAGCGCAGCCAGCACCTTTACACTCTCACTTATTATTACAAATAGTCAATATACTTCGACATTGCTTACATCAGTAGGTCCAAATGGGGGCGACAATACCACGTTTACAGATAGTTCATCAAATAATGTAACTATAACGAGCAGTAGCTCTTACTACGTAACTCAAACAACACATAGTCCATTTAGATCCGGCGGGTATTCTACCTTTTTTGATGGTACGTCAGATTATTTGGAAGCAACAGATGCGAGCTCTTTAAATCTAGGCTCGGGTGAATTCACTCTAGAAACTTGGTTCCGAACAGACTCTACCTCAAATACTATGCGTATTTTTAATTTAGTAAATGGTTTTACTGAAAAATTGCAACTTTATTATTATTATTCTTATGGAAGTATAGTACTTAGAGTAGGTAGCAGCACTAAAACAGGCACGACAGGAAGTGGGGATAATTATAATGTTATAGCATGGGAAGCTTGGAATCATATTGCACTATCAAGAGATTCTTCGAATATTTTGCGCCTATTTATTAATGGTAACGTAGTGTACTCGGCGACTGATACTACTGATATTGATAATGAAAAAATATGGATAGGTAGACCATATAGTACAGGTAGCTATCTAGATGGACAGCTTAGAGATGTGCGTTTAGTTATTGGTTCAGCAGTATATACATCTAACTTTACTCCCCCCACAGAACCTTTGACAGCAATTAGTGGTACTGAGCTATTAACTTGTCATGCCAATCGTATTTATGATGGTTCCTCAAATAATCACAGTATTGTTAATTATGGTGTTGCTACGCTAGCCAATCATAGCCCCTATAAATATGACGTATATAATTCTAGTACTCACGGAGGGTCTATTTATTTTGATACAGGGGCGGCTACTGCTTATTTAAATTTTGATGATCCGGGTTTTTATGGGACTACAGGGGATTTTACAATTGAAGCTTGGGTCATGCCCGTAAGTTTTACGAGCAGACATGGGTCAATATATTCACATGGTAATGCTAGCTCATACGGTTCAGATTATTTTGATATTCGTCTAAATACCTCGGGACAGCCTGAATTTTATTGGGGCTCTAGTACTGCATCTATTAGCGGTAGTGCGAGTGCAAAGTTAATACAGTGGAATCATATCGCAGCAGTTAGATCAGGCTCAACAGTAACACTATATCTAAATGGAGAATCAGTTGGTTCAGCGACTATTTCCGGAGCAGTGCCAACAGCAGGCTCTAATAGATCTTATATTGGTTGCCGATCTGTAACTCAAACTAGCAATACTCTCTGCTTTTACGGCCATATTTCCAATTTTAGATTAGTAGTGGGAACGGCTGTTTATACATCGGCATTTACGCTTCCAACTGCGCAATTATCTAATATCACCAACACGGAGCTACTTCTTTTAAACGCAGATATAGACATCATTGATAAATCTCAATCAGTAACTAGAATGCCGATGAATGGGGTTGCTTCTTCTACAACACAAACTAAATATCTATCATCTTCTATTGGATTTAATGGTACAAGCAGTTATATACATCTTCAGGGAAACGGTAACGTATTTAATTTTGATAATAGGGATTGGACAATTGAAGGATGGGTATATATGACCGATATTTCCACCACTAATTATATTTTAGACGGAAGAACGTCGGCTACCTCAGGCATCACCCTTCTATATGTAAACAGTTCTGGAGTATTTAATGCATATAATGGGCAAACGCTTAGCAGTGCAGCTGTAAGCAATCTTGAAAATAATTGGGTTCATTTTGCACTTTGTCGTAATGACGAGTCATTACAGTGGTATATTAATGGTACGGCTTCCGGTAGCGCACATTCAATAAATCTAAATAGTAAGTGGGATGTTGCGGATAATAGATTTATAGTTGGTAAGGCTGGCTATTCATCTGCTGCATACTTTAAAGGATACATGTCAGACCTTAGAATTACTAAAGGCTTAGCTAGATATACATCTAATTTTACGCCCCCTGCCACAGCACTACAGGGATAAAAAAGGGGCTATTCAGCCCCTTCCTCTTTAACTGGTTCTGGCGTAACTTGTGGTTGCGCCTGCTGTTGAATTTTATTTATCACTGCAATACTTGTTTTAGCGGGTAGCTCTCCCAGAGCCGCTAATACAACATTTATTTCTTGCAATGATAGATCCAACTTAATACTTTCATTTGCCATAATAGAAATTCCTATTTAAATATATCTTGCCAGTTTCCGGTAGTGCTCGCGCGTGCATACTCGGTGGCTCTGTTTTCAAAAAAGTTAGTGTGCTCTACACCGTTTAACATATAGTCAAGCCAAGGTAGAGGATTTTTATCACTACTAAAGATTTTTTTCATTCCCAGACCAAGAAGTCGACGATCTGCAATATATCGAATATACTCTTTTACTTCTTCCGCAGTTAAATCAGGTACTTCCGCACCTTCAAAACAGAGATCAATAAAAGCATCTTCAAGTTCTACTGTTCGCTCTGCGGCACAGTAAATCTCATATTTTAGATCATCATTCCACAACTCTGGATTCTCCTTAATAAAAGTTCGGAACAACTGGCTCATACCTTCGACATGAAGAGTTTCATCACGAATACTCCATGTTACAATTTGTCCCATACCTTTCATCAAGTTATGTCGAGGAAAGTTTAGTAGAATCGCAAAACTACTGAACAATTGTACTCCTTCTGTAAATCCAGAGTAAATCGCCATAGTTTTTGCGATATTCATTGGAGTATCCATACCAAAATTGGATAAATGCTCATGCTTATCCATCATTGCTTTGTGCTCAAAAAACTTTTGGTACTCATCGTCACCAAAACCAAGAGTTTCTAGCAAGAGTGAGTAAGCTTCTTGATGCACTGCTTCCATTGCTGCAAAAGCAGACAGCATCATTCTTACTTCAGGCTGCTTAAATGTTGGTAGATAATGCTTCGCATACCCACAGCAAACATCTACATCAGCCTGTGTAAAAAACCTAAAAATCTGATTAATAAGTCGACGATTCTCAGGTGTTAACTTATCACGATAGTCTCGTAAATCATCAGCAAGATTTACTTCATCAGGAAGCCAATGCATATGCTGTTGAGTTTTATAGTGTTTAAAAGCCCAAGGATAATTAAAAGGCTTATAATATTCTCTTTCTGTTAATAAATTCATTCAACGCTCTCTAAGACTTCTTTTAAGTCGCTATATCCCCCAATCCAAGTATCCCCAATAAGTATCTGGGGTACTGTTTTTACATTAGGAAATAATTTACTAAATTTTAACATATCATGGCTTACTTCGATACTCTCTACTTCATATCCTTTTTCTTTTGCTAATTTTTCTGCTAAATTGCAAAAGCGGCAATCTTCTGTGCCCCAAATTTCTATTTTATCCTTCACAAGCAAGGCACCCCTCTTCATCCATGCTTTCGAATATATACTGTCGAAGAGCTTCGTCAGATACATTTTCAGCACGTTTATACGCTTCGCTACGTAAATAGTATAGAGTTTTTACTTTCTTTTTCCATGCCATCATATGTACTGCATGAAGTTCTTGCTTTGACACATTGGCAGGAAAAAATACATTTAGAGACTGACTTTGACAGATATATTGCTGTCGATCGGCTGCAAAATCAATAATCCATCTTTGGTCAATTTCAACTGCGGTTTTAAATACGTCTTTTGTAACTTCGTCCAGAAAGTCAAGATGCTGAACTGAGCCACCGTTTGTAACAATACTTTTCCATACTTCATCCGTATCTTCTCCTATTTCTTGTAAAATGTGTTCAAGATATTCATTTTTTTGAAGACTTGAGCCTGACTTAGTTTTTTGAGTAAATGCATTAGCCCTGTAAGGCTCAATACTAGGACTAGTATTGCCACAAATAATACTACTGCTAGCATTAGGAGCAACAGCGAGAAGGTGAACATTACGAACTCCATAACCCAATGCATCAGGAGCTTCACCCCTTTCTTCAGCCAGTTTACGAGTTGCATTTAGTGCCTCCGTTTTTATATGGCGAAACATTCTCATGTTTGCGCTCTTTGCCATTACGCCTTCGAATGGCAGATGGTGTCGCTGCAAATAAGCATGAAAGCCCATTGCTCCGAGACCTATACTTCTTTCCTGCATTGCACTATACGCTGCTCTCCATAGCTCGCGAGGCGCATTGTCAATAAAATGTGTAAGTACATTGTCAAGCATTGCTATTAGGTCTGGAATAAAATGAGGGTCATGCTGCCATTCGTCAAATTCTTCCAGATTTACACTTGATAGACAGCATACTGCTGTACGCTCTTCATCTGTAGCAAGAGTAATCTCACTACAGAGATTTGAGTGATGTACTGTTAATCCTTTGTCTTTTTGACACTGAGGCAATGCGGCTTGCACAGTATCTTTAAACATAATATAAGGTTCACCAGTTTCTACACGATTCTGAATAAGTTTTACCCAAAGTGTTTTTGCGGATACAGTTTTTATAACTCTACCAGAATGAGGGTCAATCAAGTCCCAGGAGTCATCGAACCCTTCTTCTCTTGTAGCACCTTCGATAAGCTCCATAAACTCATCTGGAATAATTACTCCATGATGTAGGTTTACAGACTTACGATTTACATCGCCACCTGTGGGCTTACGAACATCTAAAAACTCTTCTACTTCGGGGTGGGAAATATCAAGATAAGCAGCGTAGCTTCCTCGACGAGTAACACCCTGGCTGAAAGCCAACATTTCTGCATCAACTACTTTTAAGAAGGGTATGACACCTGTACTTTCTGATCCGTTACTTGTTCTTGATCCGACGCTTCGAACACCGTTCCAGCAACCACCAATGCCGCCACCGACGCTACTGAGAAAAGCATTCTCCGTGTAGTGATTTGTGAGCCCTTCACGGCTGTCGTCCACGAAATTAAGAAAGCAGCTAATAGGCAAGCCCCGGGTAGTTCCCCCATTAGAAAGCACAGGAGTACTAAACATAAACCAAAGTTTACTAGCATAATCATATAACCTTTGTGCGTGTTCTTCATCATTCGCAAAAGCTTTTGCTGCTCGCGCAAAAGCGTCTTGAGGAGATATTTCTCCATCAATTAAATATCTGTCTTGCAAAGTTTTCTTACTAAACTCTGATAGATACCGATCTCGTCGATAATCTACTGTTACATTAAACGACACCTAACATTCTCCCTTGTATATCTGATATGTTATCAGACCCAATCGCATCATCGCAATAAGTCATTAAATCCATAAGTTCATAGTTTTCTAAAATTTGTTCTGCATTTTCGTTTAATGCTTGAATAAACTTATATCGACTATCAATCGGAGTTGCATCATAAATACTCATTGCATCTCCGTATTCTTGAATCAACTGTACAGCTCTCTTTGGGCCTATTCCAGGTATGCCTGGGACATTATCACCCTTGTCTCCTGTTAGACATTTAAGAGAAATATACTCTTCGGGAGAACATTCATAGTGCTCAGACCATGTATCAAGCGTGACTTCCTTCCTCGTCACATATGAGAATCGTCCGACGTTTTCTTGAATAAGTAAATCCCAGTCTCTATCACTCGAAATAAGCCAAATATATTCTAAACCATACTTATTTCTTTCTTTTACCAAATGAGCAGCAATATCATCTGCCTCTACACCTTTATATCGAAGTACTGTATACCCTGCTTCTTCGAGTACTTCTAGGGATGCTTCAAACTCTTCGAAAAACTCTTCAAATGCAATTCGTTCTTCTTCAGTTTGTTCTGCAAACTTTTCTTTTCGGTTTTGCTTATACTCAGGATTGATACCTTTTCAATAGCTAGAAGAGCCCCAATCTGCTGCAATAATTAAATTTTTACAGTCGTAAGACTTTGCAAGAGACTCTACAGTACGTTGATAATCATATCGAAAGTCTGTACGTCCTTGATGCTTCCATCGAAATGCTAGGTTTAGCGCATCTACTATAAGTGTGGTTTTATCACTTGGATTTACAA